TCATTTCTTTTATGAAAACTAAAATGAAAGAAAAGGAAATGTATAGTGAATCTACATTAGAGGAAGCGGAATATCAAGGTAGAAAAGTTCCATTGGGTAAACCAATGAGGGGAGATGTTAAGAAATTTAAAGTATATGTTAAGAACCCTGCAGGTAGAGTTGTTAAGGTAAACTTTGGTGACCCAAATATGAGAATCAAAAAGTCAAATCCTGAAAGAAGAAAATCTTTTAGAGCAAGACATAATTGTGATAATCCGGGTCCAAGAACAAAAGCAAGATATTGGTCTTGTAGAAAATGGTAAAATAAATTATGGCAGATACTACAATATACGGAAGGCTTAAAAAGCTGTTCTCTACAACTACAATGGTTCGTAGAACAGCAGATGGTAAGATTAGAGTAATTGATTTTGATGAAACACAGGCTATCGCTACTAACCTTAGAGATAGATACACTCGTCTTCATTCATCATCTATGAACTCTACTTATGAGAATTATTTGGCGTATCAACAAATAAGACAAGAATTATTTAGAGATTACGATTCAATGGATATGGATCCGATTATTGGTGCAGCATTAGATATTTACGCAGATGAATCAACCGCTAGAAATGAATTTGGTAGAGTAGTAGAAATTAAAACTAACAACGAACAAATAAAAGAATTATTAGATAATTTATTTTATGATGTTTTAAATGTTGATTTTAATTTATGGCCTTGGACAAGAAACTTAGTAAAATATGGTGATTTCTTTTTACATTTAGAAATTGCAGATAAATTAGGTATAGTAGGTGTTCAACCATTATCAGCATATGAAATTACAAGAGTTGAAGGATTTGATCCAAACAATTGGCAGGCTGTAAAGTTTGTGCATACTCCATTGGCAACAAAATCTATGTTTGTTGCTGGTCAAAAACAAGAATATGAAAACTATGAAATGGCACACTTTAGATTATTAAGTGATACCAATTTCTTACCTTACGGAAAATCATTTTTAGAAAGTGCAAGAAGATTGTGGAAACAATTATCTTTGATGGAAGATGCTATGATTATTCATAGAATTGTAAGAGCACCACAAAAAAGAATTTTTAAAATAGATGTGGGTGGTATTCCACCAAATGAAGTTGATCAATATGTTCAAAGAATAATCAACAAATCTAAAAAAACTCCATATATCAACTCGACAACAGGTGAATATAATTTAAAATATAATATTCAAAACTTAATGGAAGATTTCTATTTACCAGTAAGAGGTAGTGATAGTGGAACTGAAATCTCAAATTTAGATGGATTAGAATATTCTCCTATTGAAGATATCGATTACTTAAAGAACAAAATGTTTGCGGCATTAAAAATACCTAAACAACATTTGGGTTATATTGAAGATGGTAACTCAAAAGCAACATTAGCTGGTCAAGATATGAGATTTGCAAAAACAATCGAAAGATTACAAAGAATTGTAGTTGATGGATTGGAAAAGATTGCAATCGCTCATTTATACGCACAGGGTATTGATGATACGGAATTAACTAATTTTGAATTAAGTTTAACACTACCATCAGTAATATACGAACAAGAAAAAGTAAATCTTTGGACAGCTAAAATTGAATTAATCCAAAAAATGGATCAATTAAAAGTTATATCTAAAGATTGGATGTATAAAAATATTCTTAATTTTACATTTGAAGAAGCAGAACTACAAAGAGAAGCATTAAAAGATGATGCTAAATTGACATTCGTATTAAATAACTTAGAACAAACTGGAACAGAGAAACCACAAGATCAACAAGGAATGTTAGGACAACAACCTGCATTAGGTACTGATGAAGAAGGGAATCCTATGGATGTTCAACAAGGTGAAGAACAACCACAAGAAGAACCACAACCAGAAGGACAACCTTTGGATATTGAGGATCAACTTTCCTCTTTAGAAAAAGAATTAGGAATGGATGGTGAAGTAGAAGAAAGTGCAAAACCAGTTGGAAGACCATCATCTCATACTACTTATGGTAAAGATAAATCACCATTTGGTAGAGATCCGTTGGGAAAAAAAGATTGGAAAAATCAAAGTAAAAATGAAAATTATATTGAAATGATTAAAAAATCCATTAAAAAAAGTGGAAAACAAATAATTAGAGAAGGAAATTCTATGATGGATGAACAAAATATCATAGAAAATTAGTTCTTATTTTAAGAGTATATATTTATAAATGGATTAATGTATATAAATGAAACAAATTAAACATTCAAAATTTAGAAACACAGGCTTCCTTTTCGAATTACTTGTAAGACAAGTAACCTCAGATATTTTAAATAATAGAAAAGGTATCGCAGAAGGATTATTAAAAAAATACTTTAATTCAAAGACAGAATTGTCTAACGAATTAAAACTTTACCAATTTATTGTATCTGAAAAATATAATAATGAGAATAGAGCTGAAAAGTTTGTAGATGCGGTAATTGATAGTAGAGCTAAATTAGACGAAAAGAAAATCTTAAAAGAGAAATATAATCTAATTAAAGAAATTAAAGATAATTACTCTATTGATGAGTTTTTACGTTCTCAAATACCAAACTATAAAGTATTAGCATCAGTATATAAAATATTTGAATACAAGATTAATACTGAACAAAATTACGATCCAAAAGATTTTATTAATACAAAATATACATTAGTAGAGCATTTAACTGGAAAAGTCAATAATACAAAAGCAATTACTGAATCAACAATTCAAACTGAACTTAAAAAAGAAGATGAAGAAATTCGTTTGTTGACTTATAATGTATTAATAGAAAACTTTAATAAAAAATACAAAAATCTTAATGAACAACAAAAAGGTTTATTAAAAGAATATATTAATTCATTTACTAATTCTGACAATTTAAAGAAATATGTTGTTAATGAAGTAAAAGTTTTAGTTAAAGATTTTAAACAAATTGGTAATAAAATAACTGATAAAGTTACAAAAATTAAATTAGCAGAAACAATTAACCAATTATCTAAAATAGCTAGTAGTAGTAAAATCAAAGATAATCATATCACATCTTTAATTATGTGTTATGAATTACAAAAGGAGTTAAAGGATGTCACAACAACTATCCGAAAAACAACTATCTAAACTAAAAGAAACTATTCGTAAAAGAATTAGAGAATTTACAGGAACTGCAAGTATAGCAGGATACGATACTCCCCATGCTTTTGGCAAAGATACTAAAGGTGATATAAAACGTAAAGTTAAATCATCAGGTACAGGATTTGAATATGCTAAAAGTATATCTGAAAATCGTTGGTTAGAATTGAAAAAAGATGAGACAAGAACTCCATCTCAAAAAGTTTCACATGGTATTAGAGAATTAAAAAATCAATTAGCAGAAATTGAAAAATTTGTAGGTTGGTATAATAGATTAAGAAGTGAAAATAATTTGGGAAAAAATGATTTCTTTAAAAGAACTAACACAAATATTTATAGAATCAAAGAACGAATTATAAAAATAGCTAACTCTATACAAGAGATTGATAAATCAGAAAATGAAGAAAATATAGAGGAAGTAGATTCTAAAAAACCAGGCGCATTAGAAAAATACGCAGTTACGGCTACACCAAAAGGTAGTAATCCTAATGCAAAAAGGGTAACATTAACAAAACCGGCACCTAAAGCAACTGCACAAACACAAGCAGCTAGTTTTAGAAAAATGGATAAATATCAAACAATAAGATTAAAAAAGGCATAATATGAAATTATCAGGATTAATACCAATGCAAGCGTTGGGTATGACAAGTAAGGGACCTAAAATGGTTAAAGAATCAGAAACAATTGTTCCAAATGACAAAGAAACAAATGTAGCTAACGGATTACCTCAAACTCAAGGTGATGATAAAATCACTATGACTAGAGAATCTTTAAAAAACATAGTTAGAGAAGTAATGAAAGAGGAAGGTGAGTATCAAAAAATATTTCATAAATTATTAAATAAGTTTGGTGTAAACTCTCCTGCAGAATTAAGTGATGAACAAAAGAAAAAATTCTTTAATTTAGCAAAAGGTGTTCAAACTGAATTAAAAGAAAGAGCTAAAATTAAAGAAGCAGAATTAAAAGGTGGACAACACAAATTAGATATAGATAAAGATGGTGATATCGAAGCTGATGATTTAGCAAAATTAAGAGCAGGTAAAAACGAATCTAAAAAGAAATAGATATGTTGTTAAAGAAAGGTGATAATAACGAAAATGTAAAGTTAATGCAGGAAAAATTAGGTATTTCTCCAGCAGTGACTAATTTTGGGCCTAAAACTGAACAAGCAGTAAAAGAATTTCAAACAAAACACGGATTACCCGCAGATGGTATTGTAGGCCCTAAAACATGGGAAATGATTATGGGTCATAGTGGTATAGTAATTGCACCAGTTGAATCAGCACCAATAGCACCGGTAGGTGGATTAAAATTAGACAAATTAAAAGGACATATTCCGGATGCAGTAATCGCTATGATTCCTGATACTGCTGATAAATTCCAAATTAATACTCCATTGAGATTAGCACACTTCTTAGCACAATGTGGACATGAAAGTGGTGGATTCCGTTTAACACAAGAAAACTTAAACTATTCAGCAAAAGGATTGAATGGTATATTTAAAAAATATTTTCCAACGGAAGCAGCGGCAGCAGCTTACGCTAGAAATCCACAAAAGATTGCAAACAAAGTGTATGCAAACAGAATGGAAAATGGTTCGGAAGCAAGTGGGGATGGATACAAATTTAGAGGTCGCG